TAAAGGTCATCTCTTTCATCAAGTGTTAATTTCTTAGCAGCTTTGATAGCGTTTACAATACCTCTCGAATATCCCGCTACTGCGAACCATGGATATGAAACATTATCTGTTAAAGCAATGTTCTTTAAAACTTCACCTGTTGGCGGGATAAAGAGTTGTGTTGAATTTTCATTATCTCTAACCTGTATCCAAGGCCAGTACATAGCTGAATAGTTAGTATCAAGGTTAATTGTATCAACATAGTCAACGATTTCATCTACTGTTTGAACGTTTGGCGTAGAAATTATGTAAAGAGAGTCAGCCCTGTCATTTTCAACCATATCAATCGCTTCTTCAGTTAAAGAAGAATGTTCATAGAAGTTAATTCCAGGTGTTGCAAAAACATTAATGTCGACAGCTTCAGGATTATTATATGTTTCGATACCTAAAAGATATGCGTAATAGTCTGAATTACCAACTAGGTCATTGAATACACCTCCATTAGTTTGGTTAGCGTCATCATAGGTTACTTTACCATATTTGTATGCATCTCCAAATGTTCTTACGTTTCTGTAAATATCCCATCCATCGAATCCACCGAATAATGCAAATGTGAACTTACGATTTGCTACTGTATCAAGTTTTCCTTTACTTGCTCCCTCTAAATCATAAGGAGTACAATCAAATTCTTTACCTGTAATTGTATTATCTGTAATTCCTGATGCTTCTGATGATAAGTGGAAGCCTGGAGTAGTACAACTAGGCTCTGTTCCTTTATACATGAATAAGCTACTATCATACCCCACTTGAGATGACAATCCTAACATAACTCTTTTAATTCTGTCACCTGATTGTTCTATAGGAACGCCGCCACTATATGTAACAACATCTCCAGCATTGTAATATTGTGTTTTATACATCAAATTACCGATTGTTGATCCAGCACCTATAACATCTGCGGCAAATCCTCTGAAACCTGCAGGAACTGCATCGAATGGATGGTCTGCTGCCATCTCAAGCATAATGAATTTAGATCTCAATTCATATTCAGTATCAGATGTACCGATTTTTAATGCAATATATCCAGGTAAATCAGGATTCATAGAACATCTTGAAAATCTTTCAAGAACTACCATATTTTCATCTGTGTCATTAAAATCACGAACAAGAACATCAAATTCAGCAGTATCAAGGTCAATATTAATTATACTAACTTTAACCTGAACATTTGATGCATCTCCATCTGAAACAGCAATTACTCTGAACAAATCTGCAATTTGTCCACCACGTACTTCTGATACAACAAATGGTGATGCTGCAGTTTCCCATTGAGTCAAGAAATCTTCATCAACCGCATGATAAATTGGAGTTACACTTAAACCTCTGACTAATCCACGATCATTTAGAGCTTCAAGGAATTTTTGATATACTTCAAAAACATAAACTGGATAATCAGCTTCATTTTTATCATAAACGCCAGTTCCTAGAACCTTAGTTATATAATGTGTTGAAGTGTTATCAAGAGAACATGTAAATGTTTTTGTTGATGCAGAAAATACTGCTTCTTGATTAACGATAAGGTCAAATTCTGCTAGTGGATTTGTTGCTACTGCCGTTCCCGACATTACAAAATCACTATTTTGTTTTACTCTTAGTGATAATGTATTTAAACTGTATATACCACGAGATCTTAATGCTGCTACAACAAGATTATCATAATTGTTTACTGTAATGCCAGTATAAGTGAATTTTGTTACATCAAATAATGTTGAAACTGAATCATAAACAAAAAGATAAGCAGTTACTCCCGAAGTAACTTCATCATAGAAATTATTATACCATTGGTAATTGGTAAAGTCGCCAATTGGCCCTGTTATTTCTGTTCCAGTTAATATTGATGTTGCTCCCGTTGGTACAAGACCTATTGTAAACCATTCTTTGTCAACATAGGTGTCAGCCGCGATAAATTCAGGTATACTATCACCTGTAGTTGCGGTTTTTCCTGTTAATTCGGTATAAATGACATCAAGTGAACTACCTGATGGAACGTATGTAGAACTACTTAAATTTGGAGTACCGCCAGTAAAATTTGGTGCTCCTTCAGTTACGATACCGAATGTTTTATAAGGTAGATACCCCGTCAATCCAAGTATTCTTGTTACGAATAATTGATTTGATTCTTGTAGATATGCTTTGGCGAAATATGGAAGTTCATATTTTGGATTTTGATTTCCATCTTTTTCTGGAGATGTTGTGCCGAAATATGTTCTAAATTCGTCAAAGGTTTTTATCAGTACAGGTTCAAATGCTGGGCCTTTAAGTGTTTCTCCTACCATTCCTAGGGTAGTTACACCAACACTTTGTGCTACGAATGTTAAATCCTTCTCAGAAGTATATACCCCTGGAGAAACGAAAACTCTGTTTGATGTTGCCATTGATTCTTATTTAGTTAAATTTTATTATTGCTTTTATTTCTTATAAATATCTGTGTTTTTATCAAAGAATTCCCAAGAAAAAATTTAATAGATAGTAATTTATCCTTTTTTACTATTATTTATCTATTGATATGGAAAACAAGACTAAGAACATCAAGATCAGTGAAAAGCATCACGAAATCCTCAAATCTCATTGTGAGAAAGCAGGATTAAAAATGTATCGAGTTATTGAAAAATGGATTGATGAACTTGCGAAGCCAAAGAAGAAAGATCTCTATGGAGAGACATAAACTATCGCAAATAACTCACGCCAACTCTAGAACCAACGATAGGATCATCTAATAATGTTATCTGAGTTCCGCTGAATGAAAATCCTATACCTTCTTCATCAACGAGACCATTAATTTCAACGTAAAGTACATCTTCTATATTATGGCCAACTGTGAATGATGGAGAAGGACCATTATACGTAAAATTTTGGTGTTCTAAAAATAAAATTCTTCCGTATGAATCTTGGAATATATCACTTTTACCTGCGTAATATGATATCATTACACTACTTCCTGCAAGAGGCGGAGTAACAAAGGTTATCCTCGATGTTCCTGCTATCCAGTAATAATCGATATTTTGTTCTTGAACAAGACCGTTAATTGCGACGAAAAACAGATATCCTATATTTTCTCCAACGCCAAAAACAGTTTGTGAGCCATCGGCAACAAATGTTGCGGTTTTGATTTCTATTTTTCTATGTTTAATTTTTTTAATACAAGTTTTTGTTTCCATAAGTTCATGTAATAATAATAATCTGCTTATTGCTGGTTTAACTTCGAATTCCTCGGAATCGATTAAGAATCCTAACATAGTAAATTCATAAGTTTGTAAATAATATCTACGATTTTCCAAAGAATCAATTGGTGATTGATCTGTAATTCTATCCAAAATAATAGGAATATAATGACCCTTTACCATTGTGTATGATTGTCTCGAAGCAAATTTTTGTAAAACTGTTTTATTAAATCTATTTAAATCTCTGAATTTTTGACAAACAATTGTGACTTCAAATCCAATGTCAATAGCAACAGGTTGTGGTATTTTATAAACATCAGCACCAGCTTGAGTGCCATTCCAAGTTTTAACTGTAGCATAATGAAATTGTCTTCTATCAGGAATGGTTCTTTGTACCATAGGATTTGTTCCAGGTTGAACATCTGGCCTTCTTACTACGCCAATGAAAGGAACTTTCATGTTTCCATCTTCATCACTAAATGTCCAGTTATTGGAAATTTCTCCCCATCTTTGTACGGTTAAAATTTTGGGAATAATAGGAATTTGGACACCGTCAGAAACCACCTTTAAATACTTTTTAACAAACTCTAACATTCCCAAATCTAAATCATCGTGTAAAATAGGATCAGGTAAATACGTGTCAGATTTCGTTATCTTATCCAATAATTCTTGCCTTCTTTCAAGTAACTCTTTGGAAGTTGGTTCAGTTCCTTTATCTCTGTAGACTGCAATACTATTTTTTTTAGGTAATGTCATTTTATACTCCTCTAAATTCATTTTCTTGTGTTGGGACACATATTATTGACCTATATGATGGTTTATATCCAAAATGATGGTGTTTATTATCTGCAGTAACTTTACCGTCATTTGAAACTGTATAATACCTCATTCTACTTTCGCTATCAGGATATCCGATATAATCTCCAAATTTTATATCTATTCCTAGGTCATTCAACTGTTTTATATAAACAGATATAAGTAAATTACCTGGTTCGAGAAATCTTAAAAGACCAGTCTTATATGATTTCATTTCTGGACCGACAACGTGAATTAATGCGTGAAATTCAACAGGTGGAAGAAATTTAATGTTGTCTTTATTGGTTTCAGCATACACACTATCGGTTTCTGTTGTAGTTCTATCAACCCGATAGAGAAC